GCGGTACTGACCTCTCCCTATTAAATTAGAAATTTAGAGTCTAATTTAATCCATCTCCATTTAACCCGTAACCGGGCCCCCCTGGAGAAGGGGCTTGTATTACTGTGGAAATTCCACGCATAAAGCGCAGAATAACCTTCCAGCTGAGGAGCACGTCTCTTCACAAGAGAAGGAACGCGAACTTCCATGCGCTGATAGCGCTCTCCGTACCTAGTAATAGGACGGTAGCGGTCAGCAGCACATGAGCGATAATAGGCCGACGTGTTGAAGAAGCCAAATCCATCAAGGATTTCAGCGGTATCAACAGCAGCAAGCCATTCCTCATAGGAACGAATGCGATGAATTTTTGGTTTTGCTATACGGGCAGTTACACCCGCATAGACCCATTCGCCACATGCTTCTCTCACTTCTGAGTTTATGCATGTCTTGTTTGGGTTTACCATCAATCCACAGGCAGTTAGTACAGAGCAAACACGAGGAGCGATCCACTTCGGAACGATGATATCATCACCGAACACTTGTAAATCGCCACCTGTTACGTGTCTACGATGTGCACCCCTATGTACTTCCATCGTACCAAGGCATAAAGCCCAAAATACGAATGTTTGCACGGGGAAACACAAAGCACTACCCATAGTCGCAAAACACGTTGAACGTGTATTATTGACCAATGGTGTGCGATACCGTACTAATAAACGATAAAGCCAACGCGGAAATAGTTCCTTGACTAATTGTAAGGATACTAAGTCACTCGCTTCTTTCATGTCTATAGTAGCATAATACGTGTTAAAACACATTTTATGTGATCTACTGACATTAGCAAAGTTTACAGCTTTACGCATCAGAGAATGTCGTTGAGAATGTTCCATTAGGAGCTCCATCAGGCCTTGTTGGCCAAATTGGAATTCCTTAGGTTCAATGCATATAATCCTCGGACCTCTAAAGTCCTTAGGTACACATGTAACTCTTGACGATGGGTTTCGGTCGGTCTTAACCGGTCGACTATCTTTATCAGACCACATAAAAAGTTTATGTGGCAGATGGGGATAATCAACGAAATCCCACTTCTCAGCTGCCTCTTCACGGAATGCAACAGCTCCTGGTCCATGCCTACCCCACGGTTCCTTTTGGAACTCATGGAATGGGCCAGATTTTGGTGCCGTTTTACCGAATACGTCGGAAAGTATTGCTTTCGCTCTACTAAAAGACAGTTTGTCAATATGAGAAGCCTTTGATAGGCCATCGTAAAGACGGTGTCTCGGGAGAGTTACTCTAGATAGAAATTCTTCTATCGCCTGTGCCTCTCCTTCTAACGTATTGGACGCCCGTTTACTCCAGAATAGAAAAAGTTGTCGCAGCAATCTAGCTGCAACGCGATTATCTTCATCTGGGGCGCGTAGCGAACCGTCATCTTCATATACCTTACTAAAGTAATGGTAAAAATGACGAGGTAATGAGGTTCCTGATCGAATACTCCAGCCGGGAGGGATTATTATTTTCCTTCCCTGCACCAAAGATGTTTCGATCTCTTTCCCTAACATACACATGGTTTTGCATATAAAAGCATCACCTTCATTATCGAATCTATCGATAAGATATTGTATGTCATGGGAGAGATGGGCACTCTGCATCCACGAAGATATATCGTCCTTCATGGACAGTAGTATGGAACGTGGACACAAAGCCACGCTAGGCCTTAAGGTCTCGTTTTTCAACGTTTCCTCCTAGGGCCGAATGGCTTATCCAACATCCTTTACACGCAGCGTTGAAGCTGCGGTACAGCCAGGCAGTAGTTAGTCTCTTATGGGACTAACGCATCTGCCATGCTTTCAATCGCGGTATCATCGAGGATAGATACAACGCCCTGATATAAATCACGGGTCATTGCTTCAGTCCAGGATGAGTCCCGCGGGACGGAAACTTCCAGTTTCAGCGAGCCGGTAGAAAATAAACCGGTCGTAGAATTCTGTACAGTGTTCCTGAAAACGAACGAGAGTCGATCGTTACCCTTTGAACCCGGTGCACCAACTTTGTTGATGAACTCAAGTGTTCTAGGGAGTGATAACGCTCGCGAGGTGTCCTTGTATAGGGCACCATCAGCTGTACTACCTACCCGCGTCTGGACGTAAGTCGAGTCGTCGTGGTTGGTTATAGTGAAGGTTGAAGCGGCCATGTGGCCTCCTTTTATGGTGAGCCTAGATGCGTTGCAGTATTAATGCTGCTCCGTCGACTAGGTTTGTTATGGAAAGAGAACTGAACACTCCAGCTGTCTCAGACCCGGGTGGGAACCCGGGAGTTCGGGAGTATGCAGATTGAACAATCTGCGCCGAACCCATCGAAGATGCTTGAAGACGAGGTCCACCTGTTGTGAAGGGAGGTCTGTCATACTCAAAAATGGGTATACAGTACCACTCTTCTTTTACAGAGTAGCCTAATCTACGCACATGATGATTCTGAAACTTGGTACGAGGATCCTTTGCAAAGCTTCGCCAGTTGATTAACCAATCAATTACGAAGCTAAAAGGAACCAAGTCCCAAACGGCTTCAGTGACGCGATCTACGCCTAGGGCTTGCAACGTAAACCTGAGTCTGTTATGGATGTCTATTGAGTCATCCAAGCGAGACTGGCAGGAAAACGTGGCCCTTCGGTCGAAATGAGACAACCTAAAAATACTCTTATAAAAAGAGTGGGTAATCTCAGTATCGTCGCCAATAGAGGTGGTATCTGTCTGCGTTGCAGACAGACTACGGAACTTGCCCTTAGACTTCTGAAGGTACGCTATATGGTCAGAGACCCTGTTGTGTACGTCGCCAAACGCGACTATATCACGATACAGTTGTTTCCATCCATACTTGTACACAAGATGAAGTCCAGCGACGCCATTAACGACTTCGCGAATAGACTTGGAACGGGTGAGCACCCTTAGGGGTGTTAGCGGGTTTTTCAACATCGCTATGGTCTTAAGACCTTCACCGATCGTAACAAGAATATTGCTTTTTGTTGTCATATGGCCGTCTAGGGATTCCCCAACTTGACTTACTAGCCCGTTCCAATCTATGGATGGCAAACTATACGGAGGATAAGCCGCCGGCGAAGCTAAATAATAGCCTGCCTGCAATGCTAACTCTAAAGTTTGCGCTCCTGGATAGTAGGGGCACGAAGTGCCTTCTTCCACTTTCGCGGAAGCGGCTGGGACCTCAAACAGAAGAGGGAAATGCCTCGTATGCGTAACTTCATTATAGTTGTTACGATACATGGGCTCCCCGTTATCTGTAATGGTCTCCAAGTTGGAAACAGCGTGAGTTGAAGACTCTGGAGTCGTATTGGTTTCATAAGTTTTGCCCGTCCGCATACCACCTGAGCACCCCGTCCAACGGACAAGGGTATTCTTAGTGGAAAATTGGACAGGCTGGCTAGTGATTCCGCCTCGATTTCGAGTCCTGTTAGCAAACGCCATCGTAGAACCTCTTTGTGAACTGTTCTGTACTATACCGAGTGTCCCACCGACAGTTATTGTCAGTGGCGGCATAGGGAGCCCCG